CCTGCCATTGTGGTACTCCTTTCTTGCTTTACGCTTTTATTTTAGCATATCACGCCGTGGAAGCGTGATGTGATATGTACGAGGTCGTCCTGCGCTGTCGGCATATCGCTCGCGCTGTCCATTGCCCAGCCCTCGGCGCACAATATGTCGCTCGTGCGCTGAAGAAGCTGTTCGGCTTGGGTGGCGTCCCTCGTCCAGATGTCGATTTTATAGACCGTCATTGAGCCGATGTATTCACTGTCAAGCGTGTACTTCGTCTGATTGCCTGCTAATGAGAAGGTGATTGCTGGCAGTTTCGTTAATTGAGCCGTTGCTCCTTGTATGACGTCCGCTTCTGGGTCTACCGAGCAGAGCATATCATAAATGTATTTCCGCGATACTGACACTTTGCTTCTCCTTAGTTCTTAATCTCTGACCTCATTATCGAGGCGTAACGCTTGCGCACTTGTTCGAGTGCTGGCTTCATATACGGTTGGGCTACTTGTCCTGCGGTGTCGCCGTATGCAATTGAGCCGTCCAGTGGCTGGCTCTGCGCTGTTGCGGCTCCGCGCTGACCTGTGCCGTATTCTACAAACGCCGCGTATTCTTTATCTGTGTATACTTCCGCCGTGATTTCTCCGCCGTTCGCGGTCGCTGGCTTCATTGTGATACTGTTCGCGAGCGCTCCTGTGTCGACGGGTGCGAGTGCGCGTGCTTGTCCTTCAACTTCCAGCGCGGCTCTGTTCACTGCTTCTGCTACGCCCTTTGCCTTCGCTATTTTGTCGTAGCGAGCCTGGATTTGCCCGAGGTTCTGGAAAGATATAGACGCGCTCATATCTTTACGCTCGTTGCGGCTATCAGCACGTGGCTATCTCGCGGCTTTATTGATTGTACGACATAAACTTTTCCCGCGTATTTTAAGCGGTCGCCTATCTCTGCGGGCGATAACGGAGAGATTGTGATAGTCAGCTCCGTGTCCTCGTCCAAGCCGTAGTTCTCAATAAGTCGACGGCTTACTGATGTCTGAATATTGCCGACGATTTTCCCGACCGTTGCGTATGTGGTGCGGTTGCTTCCGTCGAAAGCCTTCGCGGTCTGTCGTTTCAACAGCTCGGCTTCCTTGTCGTAAAACGTCCGCGCCATTGCCGCTTTCATATTATCTAGCCCCCGCAACGTTCGCCCTCCTGTATGGTGCCAGTAGCTCTGCAAAGCCGCCTAACAGCTCGCTGTCGGTTGCGCTTGCGTAGTAGTTCTTGACACCGTCCTTATATGAGATTGACTGACCGTTGTCGCTGATACTCTGGACTGCCTGCTCAATGTTGCCGTTCGCTTTTTGTTCGCTTGCTTGCGTCAAGCTGGCTACGACAATTCGCGCTACAATCCGCTCGAGTCGCGGTTCGATTTCGTCGGCGTTCAGGTATAATTTGACGCGGTCTGCGATTTCTTCAATAACGAAGTCCTCGAGCGCTTCGTCGCGTTGTTGTTCATTCGAGCGTAGACCTTTTAGGTGTGTCTTTATTCGCTCTTTCTGCTCCTGTTTCACGTTCCTCCTTATACCTGAATAAGGCGCCGTGTAGCGCCTCGTTCTTAGTCTTCTTTTGGCGCTTCTGCCTTAGCCTTTTTTGGCTCTGGTGTCGCCTCTTCGGTTACCTCGACGTAGTGTTCTGAGGTTTCCATCATCTCGATGACTGCCTCGTTAGTTACTCGCTCGAGTGTGCCTGTTGTTACGTTTTCGAAAGTTCTCACTTTGTTCTCCTTGGTGGCTTTGGCGGGGTTTCCCCCGCCTCTGCCTTTGATTTGATTTATTACGCTACTGTTGCGAACTTAATCAAGTCAGGTGTTACTGCCTTGGTGCCGTAGTTGTAGAACATTTCTGCGGCGTAGTCGTTTGACAAAGGTAGCTTCTCTGCGTCGTATTGTGCGACAATCAGTGGCTGTGCAATTGCGCCGTCTACGAAAGCGATTGCGTCCTTGGTCTGGCGTACGTTGCTTACTACTTCAACGCCGTGGAAGGCTTGGATTTCTTCAGCGTCTGTGGTGATGCCGATTTTTACAGTGTCTAAGTAGTTGCGTAATTTACCGTAAGCTTTTGGTGTCAATGACAATTTAATCATCTCGCGGTCAACGCCGTCGACGTATTCGTTCTTAGTCGTTTCGATTGCTTGAATAAGAGCCTCTACCTTGTCCTGGATTGTTGGCTCTGCGGTTACGACTACTTCTGAGCCTTCTGTTTCGGCTACGCTGAAGAACTTAGCGTCAGTTTCTGAAATGACTGTCTGTGCGTGGTTCTTCTTGCGGCTGTCGATAATGCCAGGAATACCACGTAGTTTGATGTCCTTCTGAGCGATTTCTTCGACAATTTCGCGGTCTGTGTCGATTTGGACGAAGACCTTGCCCTTGTTGTTCAAAGCGTCGCCTTTAGCTGCTGTGCGGGCTGTGCCGTAGTTTGCGCCCTTCGAGTTTACGAAGCGGTTTGCTTCTACGCTACCCGTTGTTGGGTCGCCTGATAGGTCTTTATTCTTAAAACGTGCGGCTAGTGAGCCTTTCTGGATTGACTCGATAACGTAGCCGTAGCTCACAGCCAGCTTGTCTTTGTCTGTGTTGCTCAAAATGCTTTTAGCGTCCTGCGCCATTTTATAATCTCCTAATTGTTTAGATGACGGTTACTTCACCGTATTTTTGAGCGCTCGAGGCGCTTTCCTGTGGAGCTTTCGGGGTGCTTCCTTTCAGTCGCTCTGCTACTGCGGCTTCGACAGCTTTTCCAAACTGTTTTTCCAAAGTCGCGATATTCTGCTCCTGCTTTGCAACGTCTGCGTCTACTACTAATTCAGCCAGCTCGTGGGATATACCTTTTTCAATAAGCACGTTCTTCGCGTTAAAGAGGTTCTCTCTCAGCGTGATTTGTCGCTCTTTCTCTGCTAGCTCGCGTTCCGATTGCGCTCGTCGCTCGGCTTCGCGCTCCTCTTCGCTAAGCTTGGCTTGGCGGTCGTACTCGGCTATGCGTCGGTCGAGTTCCTTGTCGTACTTCTTGCGCTCTCGGGCTAAGCGACTCTCTACCGTTCTGTCTACGTCTTCTTGTGTAAACAGGTGGTTGTCTGTCTGCTTCTCCTCTTGCGTGGCGTTTTCTACTGCTTGCGCTTCGTTGTTTTCGGTGCTGTCGTTTTTCACCTTAATCTCCTTTTACCGTTTTTAGCTCGTCAGCTTTTCTTAAAGGTTGCCGTTTCAGTTCCGTCGAACAAGCTCGGCTTTAGTCCTGCTTGCTTAAATTGTAACATATTTTAGAATAAAGCTTCATATGCTTTTACTTCTGCGTCGATTTTCAGAAACGGCGCGTTTATTTCTTCGTCGTCGCTGAATTGCTCGAAGTAAATATTCCTCAGTCGTCCTGTGTTCTTGTCTACTACCAGATAATGCGGGTATTTGAGCTTCGTTACCTCGTCTTTCGGCGCGTAGACTAGGTAGTCCTTCATCTCGCCCACGTTCTCGTAGCCCTTGCCTACCAGTAGCTCGGCTCTGCTTGCTGTTATGCTCATCTCTTCGCTCCTTTCTTCGTTTTCGGTTGCGCTTTGCTTGATTTTCTCACGACATACGGAAGCATTTCCGTGTCAATTTTGGCGTTGTCTATGCGCATAAAGCCCCACCGCTCCATTTTGTTTTTATATGGCGGGGTGTCGAAGCTCTCGCCGTTCTGCGGGTCGATAAACCGCAGTCCGTCTGGATTGCCTGCTGTGGATTTCACGCGCTCGGCGACTAGCGTATGTCCTGAGCGTCCGTTGCGAGCGTAGAAGAATACCTGAAGCCTTGCGCCTACTGGCAATTCCTTCGTGTGGCTGACCATTTCGGGATACTCTGACTTGTATAGCCTGCCTTCGATTTTCTTCCAGCCCAAAAAGTCTACCTCTTTCTTCCAGAGCCACTCCATTTCGCGTATGGTGCCGCTAAACTCGCGCCTTAATTTCGGGGTGTTTGGCAGTGCCTCCACGTCATAACCGCGGCGTCTTAATTCGTATGCAGGTACACACCTCTGGCAGTTGTTCTTGTAGCCTCCGCCCTCGTCGTAGCGTGGGTTTGCCTGGATTGCGTCCTCTGGCTCCATTGGCTCGCCCTGCGTTCCTATAACGTCGTTTATGGCGTAGGCAATTGGTGGCGCTGTTGGCTTCGCGTTTATTGTTTCCTCGCCTCGTCCGCTCTGCCAATCGTTAAAGCTCTTGTAGCTGTTCACCTCGCTTGGTGCTGTGTCTGGGTCTTCGCGGTCTTCTGATCGTGAGCGTCTTAAGCTTGGCTCTGCGTCGTCGCCTAGGTATGCTCTAATCTTCGAGCGACAATTTGGGTGCATTGGCGGGCAGTTTACGCCTACCTCGCGCTCTGATAGCTTGAAGCGCTTGTCGTCCAGTGAGCCACATATTTCGCTGGTGCGCGTGTCCAGGGTCGCCATAAAGACATACTCCGTTATTCCCAGCTCCTCGTATAGCCTGGCTTCCGCTTCGTTTTCGAAGTAGGTTGTTTCGGTGCGTATGAGCCTCATTGCCTCGTATGCGCCCACGTCGAAGCGTTGGCGCACTTCTCGGGCGAGGTATTGCGGCGATTTGCCAGCCAGTAGCCCTGCGGCGGTGCGTTGGCTCAAGTCCTGCGCTAGTCTGTTGGTGTTGCTCCAGATATTCTGGCTATAGTTGGCGCCGTTCCATTGCTCGGCGAGCATTCGGTTTAATCGCCTTGTGTTTATCTGCGTAAATTGTTGCGCTCTGCCTGTCGTTTGCTCGATGTCGTAGGCGGTTCTGAGGTAGCTTCGCTTGATTGTTTCAGCGTGCGCTTTCGTCGAGAGTTCTATTCGCGGCTTCGTGATTGTCATAGCTTCCGCGTAGATGTTGTGCTTAAACTCCTCGAGGCGTGTTATGCGTGCCTTGTAGTTTTCCTTGATGTATTGGCGGCTTAGCTTGCCCTCGGCTGTTTTCCAGAAGCGGTCGGTTTCGCCTCGGCTGAGCAATTCCTTAAGCTGTCCGACGTCTATTCCCGTCTTGTCGCTGTACTTCTGATAGGTGCGCTCGATGTCGCGCTGGACAATCTTCGCCGCGTCTGAGTAGATTTTCGCAACGTTCACCGACTGCCTGTCGATGTGTCGGCTTATGTCTGCGCCGCGTCTTTCGGTGCGCTGTTGCCAGTATTCCGCGGACTTCACGCACCTACTCCTCGGTTACTTCTGGCTCTGCTGGCTCTGCTGGTTTTGGCTCTGCTGGCTTCACTGGCTCGATTTCTTCGAGGTTGCTGATGTCGTCGGCGTTGCTTGCCTGCTCGTCTTCTTTCTCGGCTTTCAATCGCTCGATGACTTCGCTGGCGTCGCGGACGAAGGACAGCTGGCTTATGAGCGTTTCGTCGTCGACGTGGTCGGTCAGGTTGTTTATCATCTGGCTTACTTCCAGGTCGTTTGCTGGCAGGCTTCGTGTAAACTTAGCGTCAACGTCGCGGGCGGTGATTGGCTCGGTGTTGTTCTTGACCTTGAGGAAGCTGGCGTAGATTGCCATACGTTCCATAAGTCCGCGCTCAAAGTAGCGCTCCTTGGTCTTAATGTTCTGCTCCATTGCAAGGAGTTTGTATTTCAAGGCTACCCCCGAAGAATTGCCTGCAAAGTTTTCGTCTGACATATTAGGTGTCTTGCTGATTTTGTGGATGTCTTTCTCAATCGATGTGCGAAGCGTTTCAGCGTCTGACTCGTTTAATTGCTTGACGATGTATTCAATTTTAGCGTCCTTCGGTATCGATGAGATGACGCGGTTATCTCTCAAGTCCTGCACTTGCTGTGCGGTCAGAGATACGCCATAAAGCGCGAGGATTGCGTCGACCAGTTGCGCCTTGTCGTTTATTCGGTCGCTCTGCAATATGTTGTAAACGTCAATCAATCCGATAACGCCCTCAAAGTCGCCCGTTCTGGCTGGGTTGTTGCGGTATTCAATCACTGGCACGTCGCCCATTGCGTGCGCGTGCTTTGGTTTTACCTCTGTTAATTTCTTAGGCTCGGCTTCTGTCGTGTACTCTGCTATGTATTCTTTGTCTGCGATATAAACCGTGTAGCTTTTAATGGTTCCGTTGTCGTCCGTCTGTGGTATGTAAATAATCGCACCGATTTTCGACTGTTTCACGGTATTGTCGCGCACTAGCACGACGTTGCGCGGGTCGTAGTGCGCGCTGAAAATGGTACTATTCTCGTCTGTATAGATGTATTCGTAGGCGTAGCCGTAAATTGATACGTCGCGGGCTATTTCGCTGTCGAGGTCTGCGATGACCTGGCGGTCGTATTCGTCCATAATTGGTTCGATGTTCACGCCCTCGCTTGTTTCATAATCGACGGGACTTCCCAAAAAGTAGCCGACATTGACGTCGGTGATGTAGCTCGCGTGGTTCACGACTACTTTGTTATTCACGCCTGATTGCGTTTGACGGCTGTTGATGTCGTGGTCGCCGAAGTAGTAGTTCTCTAATTTGTCTAGGCGCGCTTTTAATTTCGTGTTGTATTTTATCGCGGCTTTGACTACGTCGACGCTGTGCAGGTCTGTGTCTGGTGCTTGTGTAAATGGTTTGAAGACTTTACTCATTTTTTGCGGTGTTCCTTTCCTTAGAATAATCCGCGGCGACGGCTGATGTTGGCGCCGTTCGTCAGTATGTCTTTATTATACAGTACAGGTGGTGATTGCGCGGTGATATGCTCGTAAATGCTTGCTAGGACGTCTGGCGCGTCGTCGTGTACGTTCTTTCCTTTGCTCTGATACGACACGACGTTGGTGTGGAAAGCTCGCCAGCGACTGCTCCAGGATTCTGGCATATAAACGTGTTTCTGTACCCACGCGCTTGATGAAAGAATACGCGCTTCCTTATTCTTGCTCTGCGGCACTGCTTCTATGACGGTCTTGTTGCTCTGGTACTTCTCGCTGAGCCTGCGCTCGATGTTCTTGCTATAAAGCCGTCCGCCGTTGTTGCTCTCAAAAGTCGCGTTCGTTACGTTGTTGCGATATAAGCAGTCCGCGACCTCTGTTTCGGTGGTGTCCATATTCTCGTCGGTGAAGACCACGTCAAGCACGTACGCTTCGTTGTCGATGATTTTATAGACTATCATACAGAGATAGTCGCTTCCTGTGTCTGCAGTGTCGCAATAGGCCCAAACGCGTTCGTCGTCGGTCTGCGGCATAATTGCGTATGTGTTCAGGCTCTTGTATAGCACGCCCTTGACGTCCATTGGCTCGCCGAGATAGTTCGCGGCGGCAATTGCTGGAAGCATTTCCTGCGTCTTCAGGTCGTAGTCCTCCCGCGATAAAATGCTTGGGCAGAGCATATTCCCGTTCTCGTCGATTGCTTTCAGGTTCAGCTCTAGGACTTTGTCCTCACCGTATGAGGATTTAATCCTGCCTGCGATGTCGCCAGTTGCCCAGCGTGTCATAATGACAATCACGCGCCAGTCGCCTTCCATTCGCTGTAGCATTGTGCTTGTAAACCAGTCCCAGATTTGCTGTAGCGTTCGCTCGTTCAGTGCTTCTTCTGCGCTCTTAATCGTGTCGTCAAGCACGAGCAGGTTCGCGCCAAAGCCCGTAGCGGTTCCTTTCGGGCTGGTCGCTAGGTATGATTTGCCGTAGCTTCCCTTGAGCGCCCAGAGTGCTTTACTGCTCTCTCCCGATTGAAGGGTTGTATACGGAAAGATGTCGCTATATACAACTGTTTGGTCTTCTGCCTTCTGGCTGGCTATCGTGTTACGGACGCTTTCGGCGAAGGTTGTCGAGAGTGTTTCGTTGTAGCTCCCTGTCATAACCTTGAGCAGGTGGTTCTTGCCAAAGACCCACTCCACCGCGGTCTGTCCTGTGAGGCTCTTTCCGTGGCGTGGTGGCGCATCGAGTAGTAAGAATTGATAGCCGTGGTCTTCGGTTAAGAAGTACTGCAATATGTCACACATTTGCTTCAAGTGCGGGCGGTCGCTTCTATAAAATGAAGGGCGCATAACCTTCGCGTAGGCGTATAGGTTATATGGCGCTAGCTTTACGAGCGCTTGCTTCTGTAATTCTCGGCGTATTTCTCGAGCCTGTTCCTGCGTGATATGCTCCATATGATATATTTTTAGCCGTTTTTTCGGCTCGGTTTTCATTTTCCCGGACTTTTCGTTGTCTTTTCTTTCGTGAAAATATCGTGAGGCGGGTTTTTAGTCCTCGTCTACGTCGTTAAATGCGATTTGTGCGAGTTCTTCGTTTGTCAGGTTCAGGCTTTCGATTGATGAGGTCGTTATGCTTGTGTTCACAAACTGAGGTGCCTTGCCCTCGGTGCGGTCGGTTATTTCCTGGGTGGTGTTCAAGCCGATTTTACCGCCCTTGCGTGCGTCTGTAATTCTTGCAAAGGCGATTTCCTGCGCGACGGTTCTCTCGTCCTCTGGTACCTTGGATAGCCAGCGTCGAGCCTGTGCGGTGGTCATTTTCATAAAGTACTTGTACCAGTAAGATATCATATTTTTATTAGTCCAGCCGCCCGCGCTTCGGTTCTGTGGATTTACTGCTAGTCCTGCTGGTACACCCGTGCCTTTTATGAAGCGCCCGTGTTTGTCCCGTTTCAATTGTTGCGAGGTGTCAACCTGAACGGTTTCCCTCTTAAGCTCCTCAAACCGTTGCTCATCACCCGCCAGTTTATGCTCAATCATAACCGCGTCGCGTCGTCGTTTCGCGTTCTGTGCTTCTTTGCTCGTTGGCGTTGGTGTCCAGTCCTTGGTTGGAGCTGTCGGTTCTTTTACCTCTGTTTGCGTATTCTCTGTCATATCTGCATTATATCAAAAAGCCCCGAGATGTTGTTATTCTCGGAGCCTTCCGTTTTTCAGGTGCCTGTTTGATTGTCGTTTATTTAGTGCTTGCTTTTTTGCTTGGTTTTTCGTCTGCTTCCGCGGTTTTCTTTGTGCGTGGTTTGCGCGTCTTTGGTGCGGCTTTCTTGGCTTCTTTCTCCGCTTCCTTTGATTTCTTTATGGCTTCCTCGCGCTCGGTTTCTTCGAGGCGTTTGCCTACAAAGATAGCCAGCTTGGCTCCTTCGACTAGTGCGCTTTCGTAGCTCATAATCTCCTTAATCGTTTGCGCTTCGATAATGAAGCCGAAGATTAGTATTATGACGCTTAATATGTCAAAGCCTTTAATTATTACCTGCGCTAAGACTGCGCTCAGGCTGATTGTTAAAGCGATAGCCAGGTAAAAGAGAGCCTCGGCTTTTCTGACTGCGCGGTCTATTATTTCGCTCGACTCGTCCCTCAATTCGTGGACGTGGATTTGTATAGACATTTCTTTTAGTTCTTTCTCAGATTTCATAGTTCAGGTTCTCCTCTTCTTTAGTTGTTTGCTCGATTGGTTGTGTAGTGTGTTTTTCCATTTGGCGAAGGCGTTCGTATCCTCGCCAGATGAGTTCCGCGGCTTCGAAGAAGGCGGTCTTGTCTGCTTCTGATAGCTCGGCGATGTAGTTTAGTGCTTGCTGTCGCTCGTCGATTTCGTCTATGGTTGCGCTGTAGTCGTAGTCTACGGTCTTGTGCTTGTTATTGTTAAACATTCTCTTTTGCCTCCTCCTATAGGTGAAAGTAGTGGTTCGGCGATACTGCGTAGTAGATTGTGAAAATTAGCGAGATGCAACAGGTTAAAAATGCTAGCGCTATATGTAGCAGGACGCTGTGTCCTTGCTGTATGCGGACGTAGTTAGCTCCGTCGCGTGCGTTTCTTCGTTCTGGGTTCATTTGGTTTGCTCCTTTGCTTTAGTTTAGTATCTGGTTGTTATTCCTCGCTCCCTCCTTTACATTATGATAGCCCCCATTCTGCGAGGCGTTCGAAGCCTCCGATTTCGTCGACGTATTGCCTGGCGATTATCACGATGTCCTTATAAGGCACTCCGTCTATTTCGTTGTCGCCGATTGCGCAGGACAGCTCTTTGCGCTTGTTGTTGCCTGTGGCTACGATGTGCGCGTAAATATTCACGGCTACGTCTGCCTTGCTTAAGTCTTTACCGTGAAGCCCTCCGCCCGTTACGGCGCGTCCCATATCTGAGCCGAGTTTGCGGTTGGTTGCTCCTGCGTCGACGTTTTCGCCGCCTGACCATAAGCCGAGTGGGTTTATAACAATGTCGTAGTCCTTTAATTCTTCGGCTTTGATTTCGTCCAGGATTTTATAAAGGTCTACTCTCAGTGCGTTCTCCTCGGCGTCGCTTTGGCAGATGATGAGGCGCTCTGCTTTCATATCGAGTATGTACTTACCGTCTGAGTTGTATTTCTGGTGAATACCTCGGGCGATTTTCGTAAGAAGCGACTGTTCTCTGTCTGCTGGCTCGCCTGCAAAAATACCGTTGTCGCCTGCGCGTGGTTCTTCTGCTTGGTTCGCGGCTAAGCGTACGTCCTGCTCGACTATGTTCATATTCAGGTTGTAGTCCTCGTGCTTCAATATTCGCGTTATGATTTGCTTGGCTACGCGTCGCGGTACATATACCGAGCTTTCGCCGATAATATTCACCTCTCCGTGTCCGAGTAGTACCTCGAAGGCTACGCGTGGAGCGTCCTGCTCCTCATAGGCGTAGTCCACCAGGGCGCCTGCTATTCGGTCAGCTAATTTGTCGGGGTGGTCTGGGTTGACTTTTTCAATCATTCTATAGTCCTCTCTGTCGTCTTAATGCTCGGCGTGCTGGCTCGGCTAGCGCGCTCTGCTGGGTTTTATTTATATAAATGATAGCATTTATTGTTAGCGCTATGATAAGCACCGCTGTTGCGATTGCTTCGGGCGCAATTGCGTAGGCTGTTAATGTTGCGAGTGCTGTGTTGTATAATTTAGTCATTTTTCTTTCTCCTGGGGGGGGCGGTGGTGGTCGCCCCCTTGTTTTTGTTTATTTAGTAGACGATTGTGTCAGCGTCGATGTCGTAAAAGGCTAGTAGCTTGTTCCAGTTCCTTGTGTTTGTGAAGTATTCCGTGTAAGCCCAGCTGATTTCGCCCGTCTGGCGGTTCCTGATAGCGGCGCCTCCTCCGTCAATTTTTGCGTTTCCTGCTTCGATGTCCTCGATGAGGCTCATTGTGAAAGGCTGAAAGTTTTTAGTCATAGCGTTTTCTCCTTTGTTCTTACGTTTGCTATGTTTTCATTATATTGTACCCTCACAAAAAATGCAAGGGTTTTTATGGAGATTTTTATACTTTTTTCAGCCTGTGGAAAACTTTTATAAAAATAAAACTACTACCCCTGTTTTGAGTAGTAGTCTTTTAATTGCCTCACGATTTCGTGATAGCCTGCTCTGCGCCAGTACGCGCTGTGGTCAATCAAAAATAGGGCGTAGTCCTGCATTGTGTTTAGATCCTCGCACTCGCGCTTCGCCTCAGCTACAGCCCTCTCGATTTTAATCGAGGTTACTCTATTGTTGAGCTTCTTTCTTCTTGTCGCGTCGTAGCCGTTCGCGTCTGCTGTTGTTTTCATTCCAGTACCTAATCGTCTTGGCTTCGCGGTGGACGCTTCGCCTCATTGCTATATATTCTTTCAGCTCCTCAGGCTCCGCGCCATTCTCAAAGCAATACTCGAGCAGTTCTAGCTCGTATAGCGCTAGCTCGCTTGCGTAGTCGATTGACCAGCGACTCGCGTCCTTGATTGCTCCGCGTGTGTTTTTTACCTGACCAGCTTTTGCGAAGTTCGCAATTCGCTTCAGGGCGTGAATAAAACCCTCGCCCAGCCCTTGGATTTCCGCGACCTGCTTTGCGCGTGGTCTTAATTGTCGCGTCTGTCTTTTCATTGTTTACCTTTCGGTTTCTTAGTCGCAGGGCTAGGTGGAGGCTCGCAAAATGATAGATAAACGGGTAGAAAACTTTTACGTAAGAACAAAGGTACGACGAGCCTCCGCGTCGAAGCGCCAACGGTGTGTATATCATCAATTGAGTTAATCGTTAATAATGTTTGTGCTGGTGCTTCTAGCTCCGCGGCTAAGATAGATTTTTAATGTGCTTTAGCTGTATTATATCAAACTTCCGCGCTGTCGGCTTCAGTTTTCTGCGGCTTCGGGCGTCGGCTTATGGAGCCACCCTTTGAGCCTGCTCGGCGCGCCAGCTCGCGGTTTAGGGCGAAGCCTTTCGGTACGCGTGCGGCTCCGCCTATGCGCCCTAAGTCCCTGTAAAAGTTCGGGTTACTTGCTTTGTTTTTTTGTGCAGCTTTTAAGCCGCCCTCTCGATTGCCTGCCATAGTTTTAGTCCTCCTTAATGCCGAGATATTTTAGCCAGTCGGCTTCGTTTTCTTTAATTGATTTTTTAGCGTCTTCTGCGGTTTTGAAGTGTATAGTTTCGCCATAATGGCTATACATAAAACGTTCAACAGCCAATTTCTTAGCACGGCAGCTATACCCAACAATCCAGCCGAGTTCACTATTACTAGGGTTTGGCTTGAAGTTCGAGGTTTGGCGCAGTCTGACTTCGGCTAGTCTTCGGTCGCGGGCTTCTGTGGCTTCTTCTGGCGTTAGGTGGACAAAACCCATAGCGAGACGCTCATTATCTACGCCGTCGTTGTCCCAGATTTCCCGCTCCACGTTTCCGTATTCATCAACATAAAAGTATGGCTCACCCATTTTTGGTGTGCGGCGGACGCTGGCTGTCGGCTCCTCTTTGGTTTGCCCAAACCACTCGTCAAAGTTGTCGATGTCGATAGTGGGGATTGTGTACCTGTATTGCTCGAGTACCCTCGTCCCGTCGCTCTTGACGTCTTCGTTGAATATTGTCCCCGCTTTCGCGTAAGGCAAGTCTTTAAGTAGTTTATATTTCACTTCTTCGCTCCTCGATTTCCTCTATGTGCGTTACATTTTTTATGCGCCAGCTGGCAGTTTTCGATTGTTGTTAAGCCACCTTTGCTGATTGACACGATGCGGTCAATCGTGCAGTCTTTCATTGTTTCGATTGGCTTACCACAGAGCGCGCAGGTCGCTCCGTTCTTGTTTATCAGTTGTCTGCGTATGAATTGTCTTGAGCGCGTTTCTTTCGCTCCGTAGTCGCGAGTTACCTTCGCTGATAATTTTATATACATTTACTCCTCTCCGTTATTTTTTAAAGGGGCAACGGTGGCTGTTGCGCTGGTCTGGCTGTTTTTGAAAGGTTTATGGAAGTGTGCGACCTCAAGTCTGCCGTCCCAGTGCCACTTTCGCTGGCACCACCGCGCTTGTATTATCGCCCTCTGCGTCGTTCTGGCGCTTCCTGAGAGCCTACTTCGGTTATCCAGGTTTCGTCAAAAATGATAGACGCTACGTGCTTTGGGTCTTTTTTAATGAATTGCCTAGCGTTCTTTTCTGCGTCTTCGTAGTTTTCGCCTTCGACGTAGATAGTGCCGCTTGCTGTTTGTGTAACCTTTATTTCGTAAACCATTGCTTTGACCTTTCTTCTTACGTTTGTTATAGTCTTATTGTATTGTACCGTTCCAAAAATTGCAAGCATTTTATCAAAGATTTTTTATGATTTTTTGGAGCTGTGGATAACTTACCTTGCGTCAATTCGCCGCACCCGAGCCGCCGCTTGATTTCGGCGACGGCTTCGAGGTTTTTCTCGGCTTCTGTCATTATTTAATCTCTGCACCCTTCAAGGCTTCTAGGATTTGGTTGAAGTCCATTACTAAGACCTTGCGCGCTCGTGGGTTCCTTTCGAAGAATTCGAAGGCTGTGCGCTCTGGAGTGTCCCACTGTGGCTTGTTGTTGCCTGTTTCTAGCGCGTGCTTGAAGTCTTCGCGGTTATATTCGTCTGTGAATACTGGCGTTGCTTTTCGGCGGGTGTAGCGTCCGCTTCCGCTTGTCCAGTCGCTGGCTTGGATAGCGTAGCCTGCTTCTGCAAAGATTTTAATGTTGTTGATGTCTTTGGCTGTAAGCTTTTTCATTGCTTGCTCCTTTGTTCTTACGTTTGTCGTATTCTTAGTATATTGTAACGGCTCAAAAATAGCAAGGGTTTTTGTGAAGATTTTTTGACTTTTTTAAGAAAAAGAAAAGCACCCCTGTTACGGAGTGCTTGTCGAAGTGGAGCGAGGCGCACCAACCAGCATTTGCGCCTCTGCCTGTGCTTGCAAACTTGCACGTTTTTAGTATAACATACTTTAATTTATCGCGGGAGTGGCTTCTTTCCAGCCGTCAATTGAGCCAGTCTGGAAGTAGTGAAAGCGCTTGCGTATTCTGTCGACAAAGCGCGGGTCTAGTTCCATTGTGCGACATTTCCTGCCTAGCTGTTCGCACGCCAGTAGGGTCGAGCCTGACCCAGCGAAGAGGTCGAGTATCGTGTCGCCTTCTTTGCTGTGCTTCTTAATTGCTCGCGCTGGTATCGCGACAGGCTTCTGTGTCGGATGAATATATTCCGACCGAGGGTCGCGCTTCAAGTCCCAGACAGTGCTGTCGTCTTTCCATTTCTCGATTTCTTCGAGGAGCTGTTTCTTTGACAAAGTCTTGAGTATTTCGGGGCTGTCCCAGACCGTCGTCGACTTTCGCTCTGCGGCTTCTTCTGGTCGCAGTCCGTCCTTGAAGGCTAAGTAGCACGGTTCGTGCTTCCAGTGATAAGAGGCTCGTCCAAGCACCAGGCTTTCTTTGTTCCAGATGATTTGCTGTTTGACTACAAAGCCCGCGTCTTCGATTGCTTTATAAAACTCTCGCTCGGTTGCGTATGCGTGCCACACGTAGCACGCACACTTCTCCGCGCTGGTTGCGTATGCGTTTTTAAGTGCT